TTATTTGTCAGAAGCTTTCACTACCAATCTCTGATGGGCAGCTTTCTTGCCTTGCACCGCTCCAGCAATCTCTGAAGTAGTTCTTAAGTATTCAACAACTACACCTTGAGCATTAGTTCTTGTTAGTAACCATAAAGTAGTATCACCAACATCCCAAGAGTCGCCTGTCCATACTACTTTTGGTTTGAATGAAATCTTCTCACCAGTCTCACCATCTTCCCACTGCATTAGAATAATGAACTCTTCATGTGGTGCTACATCTAATAATACATCATCTGTCTCTATTTGAAGTTTAGTTGCTTCGTTTGCCATTGCTTTACCTTTCATAAATAATTAAAAATAACTAAAAAACTGATAGAAAAAACTCTATCTAAGGGGGGTAGGTGATGAATTTAGGGTAGCATTAAAATACTACAATTTTTCAAAATTTAGCTGTAAAATAGAAGTATGAGAAGTTATACAATTAAGAAGATTGAACACTTTGTTTATGAAGACTTAGATGAAATACCTAAAGACTTAGTCTATCTTAAAGAGTGGAGAGAGGGAGAAGTAGGAGACTGGGTGTTAGCTGATGATGGATGTGTCATCCAAATCCTAAGAAAGAATGCCTTAGCTAAACATACTAAGAAAGTCCAGTTTGACTATACTATAGGCACTTGTACAGGTACTTTTGCAGTTAGGCCTACTGTAAAGATGGACACTGAAAGAAGAGAAGATATATATAGTATGTCTGGTAAGATTGCAGCTAAAAGAGTTAAAGGTGATAAAAATTTGACAAAGAACGAAATCCTTTTTTCCCAGCTTTTAGCAAGGGGTGTTTCAGCAGATGAAGCCTATTTAAAAGTGTATAGAACTAATAACAGAAAGTATGCTAAATTACAGGCAGGTATTTTAGTTAAATCCGAAAGAATTAAGAAAGCTATGAAAGAAGAACTCAAACCTATACTATCTTCATTAGGCATCTCTCCTGAGCTTGTATTAGAGGGTATAAAGGATATTGCAACTGATGAAGATGCAAAGCATTCAGATAAACTAAAAGCCTTATTTGAGCTTGGAGAGATATTAGAGCTAAAAGAAACTAATAAAGTAACTGAGGTTACAGGTGCATTGTTTCAAGGTTTTCAACCTGAACAGATACAAGCATCAGTTAGACCTCAACTTAAGGAGTAGATATGCCTAAAGTAGATGGAGTAGAGTTTCCTTATACTAAAACTGGAATGCAACAAGCTAAAGCATGGTCTGAAATGACTGGTAAGCCTATGCAAAAAGAATATCAAGATGGTGGTAGTGTTGGTATTAGAGATACAAGAAGAGTAATTGATCCTTCTACTATACAAGAAGTTGCACATAAGCCTATTGAAGGCGGAACAAGACAAGGTGTTAGATATAAAGGTAGAACTGGAGATGATAGTGTAGTTCATATGGTAAAAAATATTCCAGGGCTTGCAAATAAAGAATTACAAAGAAAACTATCTACTCAAGATCTTATAAATTTAGTAACACAGGATCCAGACTTTGGTGATACTTTATCAGATAAAAAAGCTACAGAATGGATGAATCAAAAGCCTCGTACTAAAGAAGATTTATTAGAACTTATAATGAAATTATTTGGAGGTTAGATGAGTTGGTTAAGTAAAAGATTAAAACCCTCTAAAAAAGCTAAAAAATGGTGGAACAAGAATGTTAAACCTTTAGGTAAAAAAACTGCATTAGAAGCTATAGGTACTCCATTAAGCTATATACCTATTGTAAAAGATTTAGGTGGATCAGCATTAGCTTGTTCAAGGCAAAGAGGGGCTGCTTTTGATGCTTGTGTAGAAAATCCTCAATATTATTTTGCAAATGTTCGTAAAGATCCTAATGCAGATGATTATTATCAAAGTGATTCTCCTGCTTTTACCGAAGGTCAGATAGGTCAAGGCTATCAAGGTAATATGCCTACCCATACTGGAATAGATGTAACAACTGGTTGGACTCCTACTACTGGAATGACTCAAGCTGAATATCAAGCTATTGTAGATCAATATACTGATAATACTACATTTGGAGACGAAGGTGCTCCCCCTCCTCCTTCCCCAGCTACAACTACAAGTGGTGATGATAATCTTAAGCGATCTAAACCCTGGCTTTATGCAGTTAGTGAAAAGGGAGATTCTAATTTATTATCTTTAATTAATCAAATGTTAAAAGATCCAGAGCCTAAAAAAATGGCTATGGGAGGACCAATAGGTATGGACTCTATGATGCCAAGTAGAAGAATGTATGGAAAGAGGAAAAAACCTGTTATGCAAACATCTACTGCTGGTATGCCTATGAGAGGTATGAATGCTGGTATACCTATGATGAAACAAGGTGGTATGACTAAAAAGTATCACATTTGACCACAAAAAGGAACACCTCATCCGGTGGATGAAAAACATTAAGGAGTAATATGAGTAAAGCTAAATCAAAAGTAGAAAAGCAAGTTAAAGAGATTGAGGAAAGTGTACTAAATATTAGTGATTGCAAATGCGGTGAAGAGATAAAGAAGATTGCAGAAATGGAAGAATATATTACTACTGCAAAAGATTTAGTAATTGTGCATGATGATGAGATAGATGATTTAAAAAACAGCTTAAAAGACTTGCATACTAAAGTTGATAGAGCTTTAAGTAGGTTAGGTATTGGCTAACATAAACCTACATAATGTGTCTAAAGAAGAAGAGGCACTACATCTTGCGTATAATGATATAATTGCATTTGGTAAATTATTTTTGCCTGATGATTTTATGAGGTCAGAGACTCCATGGTTTCACTTTAAAATAGCAGATGCAATAAATGATATGGATGTTAAACAATTGGCTATCATTATGCCAAGAGGACATGGAAAGACAGTATTAACTAAAGCAGACCTTATGAGGTCTTTTTGCTTTAATCAGAAAGATTTTGAGTGGGGATTTATAAAAGAAAAGCCTGATCCATTATTTTATGGTTGGGTATCAGCTACTGCAAAGTTAGCTACAGGTAATATGGATTATATTAAGTCTCATATAGAAATGAATGACAAGATACAATACTATTTTGGCAACCTTAAAGGTAAGAAATGGACTGAAGTAGATATAGAGATGGCTAATGGTTGTAAACTTATATCGAAGTCTAACATCTCAGGTATTCGTGGTGGAGCTAAACTTCATAAAAGATATGATCTCATCGTACTGGATGATTTTGAAGATGAGAACAATACTATAACACCAGAAGCCAGAGCTAAAAATAGTAATCTAATTACAGCTGTTGTCTTTCCAGCACTTGAACCCAAAACAGGAAGATTAAGGATTAATGGTACACCTGTGCATTTTGACAGCTTCATTAACAACCTGATCGTAAATTATGAAAAAGCAAGGAAAGCGAAGAAGGACTTCAGCTGGGATGTTAAGTTATTTAAAGCATTGCAAGATGATGGCACTGTACTTTGGGATAGTTGGTTTCCTAAAAAAGAATTAGAAAGAAAGAAAAAGTTCTATTTAGACTCTGGACAGCCAAGTAAGTTTTGGCAAGAGTATATGATGCAAGTTCAATCAGAAGATGATTCTATATGGACTCGTAGACATATTAAGGAGTATGAAGGAACTTTTCTACATGAACCAGAACAAGGAATATCATTTTTAACCTTAGAAGATGGTAGAGTATTACCTGTTAATGTATTTGCAGGTGTTGATCCAGCAACTGACTCTCAAAGAAGAGATGCAGATTTTTCAGTTATTATGGTGATTGCTGTTGATGAAGATAATAACTTATATGTATTGGATTATACTAAAAAAAGAGGTATTCCAGTTCTTGGTATCCCTGGTGAGCCTACTAAAGGCATAGTAGACTATATGTTTGAGATGAACAACATTTATCATCCAAACTTATTTACTATTGAAGATACATCAATGTCAAAACCTGTAATGCAGTCTCTTATATCAGAAATGAAAAGAAGAAATGACTTTGGTGTTAAGTTTAAAGCTGAGAAGCCAGGGACAAGAATGTCTAAAAGAGATAGAATACAAGAAGTATTATCTGCAAGATTTTCAACAGGTCAGATTCATATTAAAAAAGATGATTATGACTTAAGACAAGAAATACTTACATTTGGTCCTCGTATGGCGCATGATGATTGTATAGATGCATTAGCCTATGCAGCTAAATATAGTTATCCATTAAAAGGTATAAATGAGGAAAAAGGTAAATATAGCAAAAGAAAACCAAAAGCAAAAAGTTGGGTGGTAGCATGAGTGAAGCATGGACAAGAAAAGAAGGTCAAAATCCTTCAGGTGGATTAAATGAAAAAGGTCGTAAATCTTATGAAGCTGCTAACCCAGGTTCTGATTTAAAAGCACCTCAACCTAAAGGTGGACCAAGAAAAAAATCATTCTGTGCAAGAATGGGTGGAATGAAAAAGAAGCTTACATCTTCTAAAACAGCTAATGATCCTGATTCAAGAATAAATAAATCTTTAAGAAAATGGAATTGTAAAGATGGTGGAAGTATAGAAGATTTAACTAAAATGGTTGAAGAATTAAAAGGTGCTAGTAAGATGCATTTAGGACAATCAAAAAGAGTATCTAAACATATTAAAAAGATGGGAGTTGGAATGAAAAATAAAAAACAAAAAGGAGGTTATCTCTCTGGTCCTAAGCATAAAGATGGTGGAATGCCAGCTATTATTGCTGGAAAGGAGCCTGTAGAATTAGAAGGTGGTGAATATATTGTAAAAGCATCTACTGTTGATGCAGTGGGAAAAGAAAATATGGATACATTTAACAAAACAGGCAGACTGCCTCAAATGAAAAAAGGTGGTGAAATTAAAAAAAGACTTAAAAAGAAAAAAATGGGTGGATCTATAAAACCTTATGAATCAGCTCCTATTAAAAGATTTCCTAAAGATGTTAAAATGATGGGGCATGGTGGACAAGTATCTATATCTAATAATAAAGCAGGTTGTGGGGATATAGCTGCAACTTATACACATTCAGGGTATAAGGCTGGAGAATAATGGCTACTAAAAAAGCAGAAAGAGTAAAAGAGTTATTTAATAGATTAAGAACATCTCATAGAGATCAATGGCAATATATTAATCAACAAGGTCATGATTTTTCTAATGATAATCAACTTTCTGATAGTGAGAAAAAAGCGCTTGAAGATCAAGGAATGCCTACTTTTACTATTAATAGAATTACTCCTGTTGTAGAAATGCTTAATTACTATGCAACCGCTTCTAATCCAAGATGGCAAGCTATAGGTGTTGATGGTAGTGATTCAGATGTAGCAGCTGTATTCAGTGATATGGCTGATTATATTTGGCACAATAGTAATGGTCAATCATTGCTATCTAATGCTATTAATGATGCTGTAACTAAGTCTTTAGGCTATCTTCATATACATGTAGACCAAAATCAAGACAATGGTATGGGAGAAGTTGTTATATATCAACCTGATCCATTTGATGTATTTGTAGATCCTAAGTCGAGAGATATGTTATTTAGAGATGCAGCTTATATAATGATTAAAAAGATGTTACCTAAATCTCATCTTAAAAAATTATATCCAGATGCAATAAGAAAAATAACTAAAGCTTCTGCTAATGATGGGGAATATTCTTTATCTAAAAGAACTATGGATTCTGAACAAAAGGATATATTACAAACAGATATTACATCTACTTTTGATGAAGAAGGTAAGGATGATCCATTAACAGAATATTTTGAATTATATGAAAAAGTTAAAGTTGCATATATAAATGTATTTTATAAAGTACTTCCAAGTCCTCAGCAGATTGAAAGTATAAAAATGCAAGCTCAACAAAAAGCAGAAAAGTTTCAAATACAAGCTCAAGTTGAGTTAAAAGAAAAACAAGTTCAAATGGAACAAGCTGTAAAAGCTGGTAAAATGTTGCCTGAAAGAATGCAATTAGAGTTATCTAAAGCTACTGAAATGATACAAAAGCAAATGCAAACTTTAATGGTAGAAACTCAAAGGCAATTAGAAGAAGCTTATACAAGAATTGATAATAAAATAATAACTGAAAAAGAATTTAAAATTTTAATTCAAGATGAAGACTTTGCAAGTTTAATTACTGATCAAATTAGATTTCATGATGATAGAATTAAAGTAACTTGTGTTATTGGAGATCAATTAATTTATGAAAAAGCTTTACCTGATAAAATAAAAGACTATCCTATAATTCCTTTTCACTATAAGTGGATAGGAACACCCTACCCTATATCTGCTGTTTCTCCATTGGTAGGTAAGCAAAGAGAGTTGAACAAAGCTCACCAGCTTATGATACATAATGCTTCTCTCGGTTCTTCATTACGATGGCAGTATTATGAAGGAAGTATAGATGCGGAGACTTGGGAGAAATACTCCTCCAGCCCAGGTGCTCTATTACCTGTTAATCATGGATATGATCAGCCTCAAGCTATTCAACCTGCTCAACTCTCAAATGCTTTTTTCGGTATAGTTAATGAGGGTAAAGGAGATATGGAATATCTTGCAGGTATATATTCAGCTATGCAAGGAGACACTCAAGCTACTCAAGATATGCCTTATCGTGGTATGTTGGCTATGGATGAATATGGAACAAGAAGAGTTAAATATTGGATGAAACATTCATTAGAGCCAGCTTTATCTCATGTAGGAGAAATAGTTAAACAATTTAGTCAATCTGCTTATACAGCACATAAAGTATTTAGAATAGTACAGCCTTCTGCTATACAAGAAGAAAAAACTGTAGAAATAAATAAAACACTTTATAATGATATGGGGCAAGCTATTGGCAAATGGAATGATTATGCTTCAGCTAAATTTGATATAAGAATTATTGGTGGCTCTACAATGCCTGTAAATAGATGGGCATATTTATCAGAACTTAAAGAATTACTAAATGCTGGAGTTATAGATTCATTAACTGTATTAGCTGAAACTGATCTTAAGAATAAAAATAAAATAGCAGAAAGATTAGATACTATTAGAAAACTTCAAGGTCAATTAAAAGGAATGGAAGATCAAGTGAAAGATAAAGAAGGTACTATTGAAACTCTTGAAAGACAACTTGTTCAAGCTGGTATTAAGAATAAAGTGATGCAAGCTGATGTTGAAATTAATAAGAAAAAACAAGATGTTTTAGGCAAATCTGATAGAGAGTTCCAGCAAACAAATGCAGAACAAATGAATTTAAGAAACAATTTAAAGACTGAAGCAGAGTTTAAAAAGAAAGAAATGATTCAAGCTATAAAAAACTTTGAAAAAGATTTGAAAAATAGAAGTAAACAATAATAAATTAAAATAAGGAAAAACATAATGAAAAATGACAGTAACCCTGGAATCGAAGAAGTATTGCAAGGCGATACCGAAGATACAGGCTCTGATAGTTTTTTTGATAGTTTAGAACAACAAGTAAATGGACAAGTTTATGATGAACAAGTCCAACCTCAAGACGAACAGGTAACTCAGCCTCAGGCTGACTCTGAAAAAGTACAAGAGGCTACTGATTGGAAAAGTGAAGCTGAAGGTCTTAAGAAAAGATATTCAGATTCCAGTCGTGAAGCTCAAAGACTTAAAGCAGAACTTGAACAGGTTAGTGGTTATGCTAAATATAAGCCTTTGATAGATCATTTAAATGAAAATCCTTCAGCTGTACAAGCTTTAAGAGATAATGTAAATGGTCGAAATGATTTAACTAAGCAGTTTGGTGAAGATTTTATTTTTGATGGTGATGAAGCTGTAAAAGATCCTAATTCTGATTCAGCTAAAGCCTTAAGACAAATGATTGACCAAGAAGCTAATAAAAGAGTTAATAGTGTTTTAAATGCAAGGACTCAACAAAATCAAGTTGCAGTTGCTGAAGCTGAAAAGCAAAGACAGATTGAAGATTTTGTTAAAAGAACTGGCATTCAAGAAGCTGAATTTAATGAATTGCAAGACTGGGCTTCTCAAAGAGAGCTTACAATGGATGATATTTACTATTTAAAAAATAGAGAAAATGCAGCCAACAATGTAGCTAATAACACTAAACAAGAAATGTTAAATCAGATGAAAGCGGTTAGAGATATACCCGCAAGTGCGAGTAATGCAAATAGTGCTCCAGATAGCAAATCTCCAGATGATGCAGTTTTTGACATTTTGAAGGGGATGGATGATGAAGGAGTAGAAAACCTGTTCGGTTAATCTTTTAAGATAACTGAACTTATTTTGATTTTAAAATAGGAGACAGTTATGTCTGATTATATTAGTTCGTTAAATCCAAGTAGCGATCTTTCTGTCACAGATGCTGGTGGTTTTCAGGGTGCCAAAGCCCAAGACACTGGTGATCTTAGAAGAAAGTTTAACTTTGGAGATCAAGTTAGTGAGCTTTCAGTAGCTCAAGATCCATTCTTTAGATTTGTTTCTAAAGTGGGTAAGAAACCTACAGATGATTCATCTTTTAAATTTACTGAAAAAAGAAATTCATGGCATAAAAGATATGCTTATCTTGAAACTTTTGGTTCTGGTTTTGCAACTGCTTTAGGCACAAATGCAAATGTTCAAGATGCTCAAGGTGATACTTTTTATGGTAAATTTGGTACAGATTTTAAAAATACTGGTAATCTTACAAATATTTATGGTAAATCAATTACTTATGAAGTAGGTGATGCTAATACTAAGCCTACATTTTTATTACCTGACCAACTTATTAAAGTTCCAGTAGCAGATGTAGATAATACTTCAGATGCTGGGTCTGTAACAGATTATCAAGTAGTTAGAATTACAAGTGTTGTTGATAATGGTAACTATGTAAATGTAACAGGTAAAGTTGTTAAAGGTGTTGGCACTGGAAAATACTATATGGGTGTTCCTGCTTCAATAGAGCAAGGTGCAGGTACTACAACAGCAAGTGAGGAAGCTTTAGCTCCTTATAAATGTTATGTAGTAGGTTCAGCTCACCAAGAAGGTTCTGGTTATCCTGAAACTTGGGCTGATCAACCATATTCAACAGGTTATGGATATACTCAAATCTGGAAAACTTCAATGGCTATGACAAATACTGCAAGAGCTACTGTTCTTAAGTATGAGCCAAACGAGTGGGCAAGAGTATGGAAAGATAAACTTGTTGAGCATAAGTATGATATTGAACAATCTTTACTGTTTGGTACTCAGTATCAAGATACTACTACTGGTAATCAAGTTCAATACACTCAAGGTGCTGTTGATTTTATTAGTAGTTATGGTAATACATTTAGTTTAACAACATCTACTAAAACAGCTGATGACTTCTTAGATGATTTATCAGCTTATATGGATCCAAGATACAACAATTCTAAAGCTACAGTATTTTTTGTTAATACAGGTGTTTATAATTGGTTGCATAAACTTGGTGGATACTTCAGTAATAATCTTAATATCAATTCTAACTTTAGTGCTGATTTAGCAGTAACAGGTAGAAAGAAAGTCTTAGGATTA